CCCTATGGCCGACCTTTTGCGTTTGAAATTAGAGAACAAAACTGCAAAAAAAAGCTTCATTTTCGCGGTGCGCGATTCATGGAGCAATGCTGAGTATTACAGCGAACCCATATGGCTCAGTGCGTACCTTGCCGGCTGGATCGATATTGCAAACTCAGTCCCCGCATTCCTCAAAAAAGCCTACCAGAATCAGATCACCTGGAAATGGCATATCAAAATTCCGTATGCTTATTGGGATAAAAAATACCCGGCTGCCGATTTTGCCACCCCGGCTGCCCGATCAGCTGCTATTGAGGAAGCAATGGACGCACTCGAAGAAAACCTGTGCGGTGTCGAAAATGCCGACAAACCAATTTTCACCTTCTTTGAGGTTGGCGCCAATGGCAAAGCCGAAGAGCAGTGGGAAATCACCCCCCTCGATAATAAATACAAAGAGGGCGATAAGCTGATCACCTCGGCAGCTGCCAACAGCGAAATCTTATTCTCGTTGATGATTAACCCCAATGTGCTTGGCGCTGGCATGCCCGGTGGCGCTTATGCCGGCAACCAGGGCGGCAGTAATATCCGCGAAGCTTTTCTCGTCAATATTGCTAACAGCTGGATCGACCGCCAGTGCATCCTCGATCCCCTCGAGGCTTTTCTCGAATACAACGGAGTTACCAATGTGCAGCTGCGTTTTCGTTCAACCATTTTAACAACCCTGGATACCGGGGCCGGAACCTCTAAAACTCTAAGCTAATGTTATTAAACACGATTGATGAAGTAAAAGTGGTGGCCAATATTAGCGATGCTACTGAAATGGGCAGGCTTTCAACCCACCTGGCCAACGCCGAAATTACCTATATTCAGCCCTTACTCGGTAATGATATGTATGCAGCCCTGCTTGCCTATCACGACGACCCTGATTCGTATAAAATTACCGATATCACACAGTACGATGCCGATTTTATCACCGGCTCAGGTTCCGCTTCAACCGATGATTCAGGATCCGGCGACATTGAGGCCAACCCTTCCGATCTGGCTCATGCCATCCTGCTTTACCATACCCAGCGTACCATTGTGTTTCTCGCCTACTGGAAAGGTTTTGAATCGCTCAATTCAACCATTTCCGATATGGGCTTCAGGCGTTTGGAATCTGAAGGCATGAAGAGCATGTATAAATACCAGGAAGATAATCTCCGGAAATTCTTCTTTGAAACAGGTATTAACGGCCTCGATGTTATTCTCGAAGTGCTCGAAAACCGCATTCAGTATTTCGACGCATACAAGGCCCAGATGTATAAGCACAAAGGCCGTATTATCCCCGATACCAAAACCTTCAGCAACCACTATTTTATCAGCAACAGCCGCATTGTTTTCGACCGTTTGCGCCAGCACATGAAAGCCGTTGAAGAGCTGATTCTACCGCCTGTGTTAGGAACTCAAAACATGCAGTTTATCCTCACCGAAATTGTAAAAGAAAAACCCGATACCAGGGTAACCGCTATTCTGCCATATCTGCGCGATGTGGTAGCCTATTTCAGCACCGTAATGCTGATGGAAGAATCCGGCGCCGAACTTACCGAACGTGGCCTATACCTTTTCGGCATAAAAAGCATGACCAACAGCGATTTATGGGTTAATACCGACGAATCCCGCGTTACCTATCTTATCAATCGTAACAATAAACTCGGTAACGAATACATCGAACGCCTGCGCGTATATCTCAACCAGCATGCAAGCGAATGGAACGAATACAACAACCCACGTTCCCGCATGCCTAATCGCGACAACTCCGGTAAACGAACATTCTTTGCCTGATGAAGGATATAAAAATCACTTATAAATGGCTGGGGCTGGTTAATTTCAGCTTCAGCCGCACTGCCCCCGAATCCTGGAACGAAGTTTCCCCAAAACAACTGATCGCTATCGCCAAAAGCTATATGGGCGAAGAGCAGGACAATACTTTCGTGGCAAACATGCTCAATATCCCCAAATACATAGCCCGTAGGCTCGATCCTTTCTATGTGTTTAGAATAATCCAGGCATTCGACTTTATCAGCGATTTCAAACCCCGCGATTCATTCGTTTTCAAAAGGATTAGCGGTGGCCAGGCTCCCAGGCACCGGTTAAGCGATTTGTCCTTTGGCCGGTTTGTGTTTATCGACACTTACTTTTACGATTACGCCATGGATGAATCCGAAGAATCGTTGAACAAATTTATTGCAAGCCTGTACTGGCCGGCCAAAACTCAGTTTTCAGAAAACATAATCCCGCAAAGAGCCGCCAAAGTGGCCAAAATGGATAAAACCTTTAAACAGGCTATTGCCATCAATTACAGGCTGGTAAAAGACTGGTTGGGGGTTGCATATCCGCTGGTGTTTGTTTCCGGAAACGAAAAAGCTAACAGCCCCGAGCGTAAAAAAGATTCGCCCCTGCTAAAGGTTTTCGATGCCATTGTGGGCGACGATATTGTTAATTCTGATAAATACGCCTGTATGCCGCTGCACGAAGTTTTAAGGTATATCACTAAAAAAATTAAAGAAAATGCAAAAAGGTCTTAAATTCAGTGCCATTGTAGCTTATTTCCAGCAATTAGCCACTGAGCATGCCGAAATCAGGCACAGCCAGGCAAACAAACGCTTCTATCGCTGCGAAATCGACGAACTCAATACAGCCATTCCTTCTGTTGCCAGGTTTCCTGCGTTAATACTCGAGGGGTATAGCTTTATGATCGAAGATCGCGGAAGCGATAACCCGGTTAAACACCGGATTTGCGCCTTTATGCTGCTCGATAAGGTTTCCGGCCAGCTAAACTATGATAACCTGCACGAAACCTGGGATAAACTCGAAACCATCGGCGACGATATTATCTGCCGTATTCGTGCCGACAAACGTACACCCGGCTCTCCCATCCGCGATTTCAGCATGAGCTCGGTCGAAGCCAACCTATTAGGCTTTAAAGAATTTGGCAATCTCGCTGGCATCCGGTATATTTTTACAATCGATGCTTTTTATCCTTCCGATGTAAATCCTGAACGCTGGCTTACCACCTAACCCGAAACTGCCATGAATTACGGAGACTTTTCTTCCCCGGTTGTATCCTGGGATAACTATATGCAGCAGAATGAAATCGTGAAAAACTGGGCTTCCAAAATGCGCGATAAACTCAAAGCCTCTGCCACTCAATTCACAAAAGGGAAAAAAGGTACAGTTATCCGGAGGTCAAAAGGCGGCATGGAACGTACCGAGGAAAAGCTGATCGACAGCATTAAACAGCGGGTATATTACGCGCATGGCATTGTCGAAGGCGCCGGTTTCCGCATCGAACGCCATGGCGTATTCGTTCACAAGGGCGTAGGCCGTGGGTATAAAATGGTAAATGGCATGGTGCAACGCTATGCCAAAGGACCAATGGTTAATGGTGGCCGTAAACCGGTCGATTGGTTCAATAGCATTGTTGACCAGGACACACAAAAACTGGCCAACGATCTGGCCCAGGTAAATGCCGATGCCTCTGTTAACGCTATGCGTATGCGTATTAATTAATCAAGCCATGAGCAAAAAACAAAGACCAATAGGGTTTAATTCAAAAGCCGACGATGATAAGCCCGAAAACGATAACCAGGGCCTTGCCATTATCGGAGGGGCACCGGCAAACCTCGAAGAAGTAATCACCGGGCTTTTTCTCCCCGCCGAAAATATACACGATGCCGACGAACTATTATCCGGCCTCGATTTATTCGATGCCGTTCTGCAACATTGCGATGTATCAAAAGAGGATCTTTTCGCAAAAATGGTTGAACTCTGTTTTAAATCCAAAAGTATCGATAATCAGCTCTACTGGCTTGTCTGCAACCCCTAAGCCGGTCTCCCTTTCAGGGTGTCCTTTAATTTCAGCGCTTCCGGCTATATTTTAGCCATGTTCAATTCTAAAAATCTACTCAGATGGCTGGCAATTACACTCGGCGTATAAACCTGTATATCAATGGCAAGGTTGTTCGCAACGACATAAAAAGCATTTCTGCCGAAATGACCCGCTTAACCAGGATCCAGCGCACCATGACCGTGGGCTCCCGCGAATATTATCAGTCAATGGCGCGAATCAGATATCTGAGAGGGATAATCGCCGAACACAATGCCCAGCTGAACACTACCAAGGCAAACCTTTTGTCGCTCAAAGGGCTGGCCAATGCCTTCAATAAATACTGGCCGGTAATCATGGGTACTATTGGCGCCATTGCCGGGCTGGCATTCAGAACCAAGGCTTCAGTCGATCAGTTTACCGAATTCGACGATAAGTTAGCCGATGTAATGAAGGTTACCAATATGACCCGCGATGAAGTTGTTAAGCTCAACGCGGAGTTAATGAAAATTGATACCCGTACTGCGCAAAACGATCTGCTCGATCTCGCTTATGTGGCCGGTAAATTGGGTATTACCGGCGAAAAAAACCTACTCGGTTTTGCCAATGCCGCCGATAAAATCAGCGTTGCACTGAAAAAAGAGCTCGGCGGTAATGCCGAAGAGGCTGTAAGGGCCATTGGTAAATCTGTCGAAATTTTCGACCTCGATAAGGTGTATGGTATCGAAGAAGCCATGCTCCGGCTGGGTAGTGCGGTTAACGTGCTGGGTATGTCCTCTACTGCCCAGGAAGGCTTTCTTATTAATTTTGTAGAACGCACAGCCGGTATTGCGCCGCTCGCTGGCGTTTCCATTCAAAATATCCTCGGCCTCGCGGCTGCTCTCGACAAATACGGCCAAAAAGCTGAAGTTTCGGCCACTGCTTACTCAAAGCTTATGAGTAAAATGGCAACCGAAACCGAAAGCATGGCCAAGGTTATGGGCATGTCAATCGAGGATTATGTAACTGCCTTTACCGAAGATGCCAACGAAACCATGCTACGCCTGTTTGAAACCCTCAAAGGGCAGGGCAACAATGCCACCTTCGCCGAACTGGTCACCCTGCTGGGCGAAACCGACCTCGAAGGCCAGCGCATGACACAGGTTATGGGTACAATGGTAAACAAGGTTGACGAGATCAGGCACCAGATGGATTTATCCAACAAAGCTTTTGCCGAGAATACCAGTATCATGAAGGAGTTTAACATCAAGAATGAAACAGCAGCGGCCAAGGTCGAAAAAAAGCAAAAAGCCATCAAGGCATTGCGCGTCGAAATGGGCGAACGCCTTATGCCTGTTTATATGCAGGGTCTTAACATGCAGGAGCGATTGATTAAAACAACGGCTACAATTATAGAATTCCTTTTCAAATACGGCCATACCATTATTGCGCTTATTACCTACCTAATTGTTTACAAAACTACAATCGCAGCCATAACAGCCATTCAAAAAACACACATCATTGTTACAGGGGTGGCTCGCGCGGTAACATTAAAATTATCCCAGGCTTACTTTTGGCTTACTGGAAATATTACCAGGGCTGCTGCCGCACAACGTCTGTTTAACAGAATGGCACTCACAAATCCGTGGGTTTTATTAGCGGCTGCTCTTATAGCGGTTGCTGCGGCTATCGCAGCCTATAGAACTAAAATTCAGGAAGTTGTTAAGGAAACCCTACAATTGGTTGATGCCCAAAATAAATTATTTAAAGAAAAAAGCGAACCTATTATTAAAGAAAGAATGGAACTCAATGAGTTAGGAAAACAAATTAACTCAATGAATGAGGGAAGCGCTTTACGGAATAAATTAATTAATGATTTAATTGAAAAATATCCTGAATTACTTAAAGGGCTCGATAGTGAAAAAATTAAATTAAATGACATCAAGCAAATACTTGCCAGTCTTAACAGGGAGTATGAATCCCGCCTTAAAATTGTCGCTATTGAAGCTAAATCAGAAGGAATCAGGCAACGAATTGTGGCGAATAATATCGCAATGCTTGAAAAAGAAGAGCAACTTGAATTATTAAGGAAACAGCCTCAAAACGATTTTAATAAATCATTAATTGCTGTTATAGAAGTTGATTGGAATAGATTAGATGCCACTAACAAAAATTATTTTAAAAACCTTGAAGATTTAGCAAAAACAGCCAATAAAACTGTTACTAAATCTATAATGGATGAAATTGAAATCCAAAAGGGCGTTCTAAGGTCTCAAAATTTTGTATTGGACATTGCAAAAGAAAATCTTGCAGCTGCCGAAAAGGCAAAAAATGTTTCTGAAATTGTAAGGTTGAGAAATGAAATTGCTAAATATAAGAATAGCAAAGAAATGACCGAACAAATTATTAAAAATTTAGAAACAGAACTAACTAATAAATTTAAAAGCGAGCCTTCTTCAGGGGATGATCTTAAAGGTAAGGAAACTTATTCCGAAGATGCCGAAGCCCTGGCGCGCACCAATGCCAAAAATAAATACCTGAAGGGCGTAATCAAAACCGAAATCGATCTTAACAATGAGCTCGATCGTATCGCGCTAAGTTTTATGCGTGGCCGCCTCGGGCAAATGGATAAAGATGCCGAAGATCGGGCCAAGCTGCTCGAGAGTATCGCCGATAAAGAGCTTGAAATTATGGGCAAAAAAAATAAAATGCTCGAAGAGCTTCAGGCCACCGGCGTCGAACTTTCCCCGGTACAAAAAGAGGAACTTGATTTTCTTAACGAAGTCAAAAAACTCAACTTGCAGTTTGTCGCCAAAAAGGACATGACCCGTTTACAGCTCGAGGCTATGGAAGCCCTCGAAAAGAAACATCAGCTAAACATCAATAAAATTGATGCGGAGGCTATGAAAGATAACATCGATCAGCGCCAGGCCAATTTCGATGTGCAGCTTTCAAAGGTGCAGCAGCAGCACATGGACGAGCTCGATGCCATTACCACCTACGAGGATGCAATGATATTCCTGCGCCAGCACTACTCAGCCGAAGAGCTGAAAAACATTACCAAACTCGACCAGGCGAAGGTTAAAATACAAAAATGGCAGCAAGAGCAGGAAGAAGACCTGGCCATCGATCATGTAAATGAATTGCTGACCATCATCAATGGCCTTATGACAACAGGTAAATGGGAAGGTTTAAGCCTGGCCGATTCCATTTTATCGCCCGAAGAGTTGGAGTTTTTAAAAGCCATCCTCGTTGAGCTTACCGAAAAACTTAAAAAACTTAAAAAGGAAAAAGCGGAAGCAACCGGCGAAACCCCAAAGGAAGATGAAAACGATATAAAACTCAGGGGCCAATTCAAATCCGATGTACTTGGGTTTACAATCGACGATTGGGAAAAATTATTCAACAACCTTAAAACCGGCGAAGATCTTATCGGCTCGCTTACCATGGCGGCCTATGCCCTCGGCACTGCGTGGGGCCAGGTTAACCAGCTTATTGCCAATGCCGAACAAAATGAGCTTACAAGGTACGCGGCCCAGGTCGAAAAACGAAAACTGCTGCTCGAGCAACAATTCGACGATGGGCTTATCTCGCAGGAATATTACAACAAACAAGTGGAAGAGCTTGATAAAAAGCTCGACTATAAAAAAGCCGTATTTGCACGCAACCAGGCAATACGCGACAGAAACAACGCTATATTCAATGCGCTTATAAACACAGCTTCAGGCATTGCCGAAGCCCTGCCAAACATCGCGCTTTCTATAATCGTTGGAGCTGCCGGTGCCTTGCAGGTCGCCACCATCGCATCCACCCCGCTGCCCGAATTGCCTGGTCTCGAAAAAGGGGGATATCTCGATATCCTGCGCCGCCAGGATAACAAAAAGTTTAACGCCCGGTATCAACCCAACCAGCGCGGCTTTATCGATAGGCCAACCGTAATAACCGGCGAAAAACCCAACAGCCGCGAATATGTTGTGCCCGATATTGCCCTCGATAATCCTACCATTCGCCCGTTTATCGAAACCCTCGAAATGGCCCGGATTAACCATCGCCTTGGCACAGTTAACATGAATGCAGTTATGCCCTCACTCACCGGAAGGGAGGCTGGCGGTTTTATCTCACAATCGGCCCCTAAGAATTCCAGGCACAACGAGGGTAATACGCCCGATAAATCAGGAAATAACCAGCCGCCACAATCCGATGCTGAACTTATTGCTATGCTTAGCCGCCTTAACCGTACCCTCGAAAATGGTGTGTATGGTAAATGGGTATTAAAAGACCTCGAAGATTTAACCGCCAAACGCGACAAAGTAGAAGCTGAGGCAAATATGTAGTTGTCCTTTAATTTTCATATCCTCTGATGTAAAATTGCAGTATGGCATCATCATTTACAAAACACCCGCCCACGGTTGCCCTTTGCGACAACCCGATG